ATACTCACATTTACTACATGTAAGCGACTTGATTTATTTAACCAAACCATAAACTCTATTTTAAATCATTGGATTGATTTAGATAAGGTAAATTATTGGTTTTGTGTGGATGATAATTCATCGGTTTATGATCGCGAAAAAATGAAAAAATATTACGATTGGATTGATTATTATATGAAAACACCTGAAGAAAAAGGGCATCGGGCTAGTATGAATATTATATGGAATAAACTAAATAAATTAAAACCGACTTACTGGATACATATTGAAGATGATTTTCTATTTTATCATTCAACGAATTATATTACCAAAGGTATTAATGTATTAAAAAATAACAACGAAAATATCCATCAAGTTGTGTTTAATAAAAATTATGCAGAAACAATAGAATACTATAAATCAAAGGGACATTTGCCTATTACTAATATGTCTGATATTGTTTTACATAATCATTTACCAAATCAAACTATAACAAATTACCCAAATTCACATTATTGGCCACATTACAGTTTCCGTCCATCAATTACACGTGTAGATACAATACTTTCGCTTGGAAATTATGATTCACAAAATCAGTTTTTTGAAAGAGATTATGCCGATAAATGGAATAGCGCAGGTTATAAAACCGCTTTTTTTGATAGAATCACGCACCTGCATATAGGTCGTCTAACATCTGAAATCGGAAACAATACTACACAAAACGCATATGAATTAAATAATGAGCCACAATTCACAAATAAAGAAGATTATGGGTTGCTGACTAATAATATTAAGATTGTTAACCTAGAACGCAGAAATGATAGAAAAGAAAAAACAAGACAATTAATGAAGAATGTATCTATTGAAGAATTTATGTTTTTTAAAGCAGTAGACGGAAAAGAATTGATATCAACAAATGAATTGAAAAAAATATTTAACGGGAATGATTTTGGAAGTCGTAAAGGGGTTATTGGTTGTGCATTGAGTCATTTAAAAATATGGAAGGATTTGCTTAATGACAAAAAACACAACTATTATATTATATTTGAAGACGATTTAACCATACCAGATAGTAATACTTTTAAACCGATAATAGATAAACTAATAAAAAACAAAGAATTTGAAGAAAGGGAAATGATATTTTTAGGGTATCATATGTTTGAACATAAACGTAAACAAGTAAGAGACATATACGATATAAGTATGAGCGATACAAGTATTAAGGTTGAAAAATTAAACCAAGATTTATATATTGGAGGAACATTTTCATATACTATTAATAAAATAGGTGCTGAAAAAATGATTGATCATATTGAAAAAAATGGTATCAAACATGGTATTGATTATGTTATGAAAAATGTTCCAGATTTAAATCGGTATGAACTTCAACCACTTATTGTAAGGTCTGAATGGAGCGAAGATGCAAGTAAAAAAGTAGACACTGATATTCAAACAAACTATGATAGTTTAGATTTCTCTCATACAATAGAAGATAATTTTCACTTTATTTCTTCCAAGGATCAAATAGGAAACGATATATTCTTTAAACCGCCATCACAATCACAATCAAATTTATTGGAAAGTATGAAAATAGCATCAAGAGATGAAAATTGTGCAGGATTTAATACATTAGGGTTTTTTAAGAATAAAATAGTATTGTCAGAATTACAAAAATCAATGTATTTTAAACCATTGGATGGTATATATGTAAAAAAGAAATATATAGAATCAATCAAAAAAAACATCCGAATCAAAATGCTATGTAATTGGTGTTCATCTGAACAATTATGTAAAGAATGGTCAACGATGTGCCATGATAAGAACAATAAAAAATGGGGAAATATAGAAATTACACATGAAAATAGAGAGATTGATTATTATGTTATTATTAATTCACCACCGGATGATGAAGTATATGAGGCATCAAAAACAATTGTATTTCAAATGGAGCCGTGGGTTTATGATGAAACAAAAAAGTGGGGAGTGAAAACATGGGGTAATAAATGGTCAGAACCTAATCCTATAATTTTTTTAAAGGTTTTTACACATAAAACACATTTAAATAATGTTCAATGGCAAATTGACTATCCATTTCATTCAACACCTGTTACGGACTTTAATAAAAGATTAAATAAAGTTGCGACAATATGTAGTTCAAAGAATTTTGACAAAGGACATATATTGCGTAATACATTTATTCACTATTACGAACAACGACAAAAGCTTGAAAATAATAATAATAAGACAATAATAGATGTCTTTGGGAGAGAGAATTACCACAAATTTAATATAGTATATAAAGGAACAGTTCCCCATGATAATAAATACAATGTTTATTCCAATTACAAGTATTGTTTGGGAGTAGAAAATAATTCTGAACATAACTATGCAACCGAGAAAATATGGGAAGCAATCTTATGTGAATCACTCTGTTTTTATCGGGGATGTCCGAATTTGGAAGAGTATATTGACGATAAAGCATTTGTGCGATTACCATTGGAAAATCCTGAAGCAGCCCTACAAATCATTCAACAAGCTATACAGGAAGATTGGTGGTCTCAACGAATAGAAGTAATCAAACAAATGAAACAGCGAATTCTTAATGAATTAGGATTTTTTCCAATGTTAAATAAATTAATAAATAAACCATCATTAATTACGAGTGATAGGACAATAACAAAACCATTCAAAATTAAATCACTTGTATTAACTTTACCCGAATATTCTTCACGTTTACCAAAATTAGATGAATTACTTAAAAAATTTGAAACAATAGGATTGAAAACTGAATTTTTTAATGGTGTTCATGGAAAAGATATTGTGTTTGATGCTAATAATAATAATGATAATCAAACAGGATTGGAAATAATTAGGTGGAGAGATACAACTAAATTATATAATAAAAATGTACGTTTAAATGGACAACGTATGTTGCCAGGAGAATTTGGATGTTTATGGAGTCATATTAATATTTTTAAAAGTTTGGTAAAACTATGCAATGATAATAATAATGATGATAATATGTGTTATTTTGTAATAGAAGATGACGCTGAATTAGTAAAACCGATAGATGAATTAAAACATTTGTTACATAATCTCCCAGAAGATATGGATTTTTGTCATTTGGCATACAGTCAATGGTATCCATTTTTGTTAACAAAACAAAAAAATGATTATTTTTATGAATGTGAAAAACAGTTTTTTAATGGATGTGTTGCGTATGTTGTTTCTATAAAAGGAGCAAAAAAAATATTGGATTATATTGGCAATGAATTTAATATACCAATTGATGATTTTATTAATAAAATTTATTGCACACAGTCCGATTTTAAGTTTTATGTTCCGAAAAACTATTTTTTTAAAGAACAAGACAATACTGTTAGTATCAAATTAAATGCATAATATGATACATAATAATACATACAGTTTATATTATAAAATATTTATAGTATAAACAATTTACAAACTCATTTCAGTGCGTCGTGCTTCGTGCCATTTTTCAATAAAACTTCTTTCAAATGAAATCCTCAAATGCGACATACACTGTTCGGGTGTGTCATAAAACAAATGATGAGTAATTGGTAAAAAATCCTTGTGGTTGGCTGGAATTACATAACCTTCTTCATCACAAACACCAGTAGCATCTACGGTTTTAAAGAGTTGTTGTTGTTCCTTTGAACCAACATTGAAACTGTATGGAATGCCTGTTTGCGCATTTACAACTAGGGATTGTGGTTTATTTGAAGGATAAAAACGACGTCGCCTATTTTTACCATTTCCTCCATGAGAGGAAATTCTTTCTTCATTAAACGTTTCATACACCCCGTCGTTGGTTTCATTATCAATATGAGGCATGACTTGCGATATCTTTATTAATATTTATAAAGTAAATTTTATCTTTATATTGTTTATCATTTATCATTTATTGTTTAAAATGATAATACAAATTATATATTAATTATATATTCATTCTTTTTATGGTTTAATTCATTGGTTAATAATTTAATTTCTTCATCTTTTCCTTTTAATAAATTAGTTAAATGATTAATTTGTTGTTGTTGTTGTTGTAAAATACCCATTACTTGTTCTAACGTTAATTGTTGAGGGGGTCCATTTCCTTGAGTAATAGTAATTGTTGGTCCATTCTTTGCCGCGTTTGCCTGTGCTTCTTCCATATCCTTTTTTCTCTTTTTTTCAATATCAACCATCTGTAATAAAACATCTGGTTTCATATTTGGGCGACCTGGTTCATAATCTTTAAGAGCATTTTCAATAGAATTTACATAAAACTCATATAAATCGGGTTGTTTAATAAACATATCAACTGTTTTATCACTTACTTTTGTAACCCTTTCATCACAATTCATCAACAAACGGCGTTTATCAAATGTATTTTGAATATGCGAAAAAACCAATATTGTTTTTAATGGATCTAATTGAACAAATGGAATTGTATAATCTTTTAAAAAATGTTTTTCTTCAGCAAGAGCAGCGTTGTCTTCATAACGTGTTATTTTTAATAATTCACGCTTAAAAGCAAATGTTCCTGCAGTAGAATGTGATTGTTTATATGGACCAAATTGATACATTTTTTGAATATGTTTAAAATAAATATAAATTTCACTACTTCCAGCACATAATGCTTTTGGTGTGTTTACAAGTCTAAAAACCGCGTGTGAAATTCTCTCTGGAGGATAATAATCATCATCGTCCATGTAAACAATAATATCGCCTTTTGACTTTTCGTGCATAATATTACGTTTATTCCCCAAAAATAGTTTTTTATCATAAGCAAAATATTTTACCTGTGGGATATGAGTTACCAAATCACCAATTTTATCTGTTCCATCATCTATAATAATCCACTCAATTCTCTCTTTGGGATAATCTTGATGTTCAAAACATTTTATCATAGATTGTATAAATGGGCGTCTATTAAATGTTGGTGTACATACACTAACAAATGGCATTACACTTGAAGAAGTTATGTTGTTCGCTGAAATATCCTTTTTTTTATTCTTCTTATTTTTATTATTCTTTCCCATTAAATTTAATAAATAATCGTTTTTATATATTAAATTTAATAAAACATTAAAATTAATATAATATTTTTAATTACTTTTAATTATACAAAATGATCTGAAACATGTTTCCAAATTGTCCAACCAATAAGACACAAATAAACAATACCCATAATTCCAGCAATTGACTCGTCCAATGTATCATATGCCGCACCACAACAAAAGAATCCAAAAAGAATAACCAATGAACTTATATTACATGCTAATATATTAGTAACATCTTTCCAAGCTTGACTCATTGGGTAAAAACATACTGTTGCAATAAATCTTGCACATAC